AATGCGGTTTAGTTTGTTTCGCATGGTTGGCCTTTCAGGTCATTAGAATTTTTTTAAGCTCTGCAATTGCTCGGCCTGTAATGGCGGCCAGCTGCTGCAGCGTCAAGTTTGGGTGTGTGTCGTAATAGTCGCGGATTTGGTCGGGTGTCATTGGGTGCCCTTTCAGTTTGTTTTGACCTGGGAAAATTCACCCTGGAGCAAATCAAGTAGTTTTGACTCAATGGCCAGGGCATGGCGGCGGCTCAGTCCGGCGGGGTCTAGCAGGTCGGTTTCAATCCACATAAGGCGGTCGGTTGTTGCCTGGTATTTTTGCGAATCCTCCAGGGTAAGGGAATCGATGAGCTGGGATAGTGTTTTCATGGTTTGCCTTTCAAGCGTTTAAGTGTTTAAGGGTGTGCAGCTGCTGGCCGATACCCTGGCCAGCAAGCGGGCGGGAAACATTGGGGAAAGTGTCAACTGCAGCGGCGTAATGCTTACCGGCCAGCACGACAATTTCCCGTCCGTTGTATTCGCTTAATGCGTGTTTTACATTGGCGGCCCATTGGCGGCGCTGCTGGGCGGTCATTGCTGACAATGTCAGGTTATAGGGGTCGATTGTTAAATCAGGAAACAAGGCGCCATGTAGTGCTGAGAGAATGATTACATCTGCGCCGGCGCGCTCTGCTGCCTGCATGGCCAGCTTGAACGCTTGGCCCTGGTAGAGCTGGGCAGCTGGTGCGTTGCGGTCAAGCTTGGCAGCGCTGCAGGCTATCAAGTAGAGGGGTTTCATTGGTTGCCTTTCGTGAGTGGTTTAAACATGAATAACGATTAGACCAATTCATGTGTTGACCTGTCAAGGGGTTTTTTAACAGTATTTGAAAAATATTTTTCGCGGGTTATTGCCTGGCTGTGATGGCCAGCTGGTGAACGTAAGGGGCCAGCATGAGGGTTTAAGTTGCTGGAATTACTCCAGGGCGAATCCGTCCGGCGAAATCCTGGAGCATTTGCAAAGTGTTGCGCGGTCTGCTATGTTCGGGATTCTTATTTCATACCCATTGAAAACACCATGGTTCAAAAGTTAACACGCGCGCAAATAAAAGCCGGCTTTGATCAGGTTCCCATTGAATCATTGCTATCAAGCGGAGAGGGTAGAACACCCAAGATCAGCAGCAAGGCTAAGGCCTTCGCTCATGCCGTTGCACTCGGTAACACTAAGGCTGCAGCATACCGGCAAAGCTATAACCCAAAGCCTGCCAAGTCAACCATTGTGACGGCGCCATATAAGCTCGCGGCCGATCCTAGAATTCAGCGAGAGGTCGAAGCGTATAAGCTGGCAATAGAAGCGGAGAAACATCGCACCCCTGCTCAATTGAAGGCCCTGTTAGTGCAGCAGCTGGTAGAGCACTCACTCAATGAAGACTTTCCCCCAGCCCAGCGCATGAAAGCCCTCACCCTGATTGGCCAGCTTTTCGAAGTGGGCGCTTTTCTGGAGCGCAAAGAGTCGGTGATTATCCATAAGAGCGCAGACATCCGGGCGCGCTTGCTCGATAGGCTGCAGGCCAGGGCGCCAGCTGCAGCGGCCAGCGATGCTGTCGATCTGCTGGAGGAAATCCGGGGCGCTGGCATAACGGATACGCCGGACGCAGACCCCACCGCACCCGGGGCCCCGCCTGCAGGCCCGCTGGCGCCTGGCGCCCCATCACATACTGTTCCACTCATTCAATCATCAAATAAAAAAGAGGGTGGGGGCCCTTCCGAAATAACTGATGTTGTTAGCGACTTTGATAAGCCATGACCCCCCTATGTGTTTTTATATACAAAGTGGCGGGGGGTATATATTTTTGACTATTCCACGTGGAATAGTGAACCTTAACGAAAGCTTACATGAGTTTTAAAATTGACAGTCCGACTTGTATTAGTTTTAGTGGTGGGCGTACATCGGCGTATATGTTGTATCGGATCCTTGAGGAGAATGGTGGCTTGCCTGAAGAGGCGGTTATATGTTTTGCTAATACGGGGAAAGAAGATGAGGCGACACTTAAGTTTGTAAATGATTGCGCGCTTAACTGGGGTGTGGATATAAGGTGGTTGGAGTACAGGTGGGATGAGGATGCGAAGAAGAGGTGGGCGCTTGTGGATTATGAGAGTGCTAGTAGGGATGGGGAGCCGTTTGAGGCGGCGATTAAGTCTCGGGGGTATTTGCCTAATCCTGTGACGAGGTACTGTACGACTTTACTGAAGATCCGGCCCTTTGCTAATTATCTTCATACGATCAGTGATGACTGGGATCAGATGGTTGGGATCAGGGCTGATGAGCAAAGGCGTGTGTCGAAGATACGGGCGAATCCGATTGAGGATAGGTTTTACAGGCGGATGCCTTTGGCAGATGCTGGTGTGACAAAAGAGATGGTTGGGGATTTCTGGAGGCGCCAGCCATTTGATTTAGAGCTGCCGAATAACAATGGAGTGACGATGCATGGTAATTGTGATCTTTGTTATTTAAAGGGTGGGTCACAGGTTTTGAGTTTGATCACGGAAAAGCCTGAGAGGGCTGTGTGGTGGGTGAAGATGGAGAAGATGATTTATGAGAGTGCAGAGAAAAAAAGCGGTGCTGTCTTTAGGTCTGACCGGCCCAGTTACAAGGATATGTTGAGCTTTAGCCAGAAACAGATGGATATGTTTGATCCGGCAGAAGAGGCGATAGCCTGTTTTTGTGGGGATTGAGATGATCCAGCAGACTTATGAAAAATGCCTGGAGGCGTGTATGACTGAGAAGCAGAGGACTGTGTTCCTTGTGATAGATGAGTATTGGAGGAACTATGGGTATGGGCCTTCTATAGATGACATCATGTTTCATACTGGGGACAGAGGGCGGGGTAATGTTCATAGAGTGGTGAAGAAGCTCTGTGACTTGGGGATCTGCCGGCGGGCTAAGAATTCGGCACGTAGTGTGCGCCCGTCTTACTTGAAACTTAGGAACCTTCCTTGAACAAAAAACAACAACTGGAGATGCAAGAGGAGCGCGACCTGTTTGTCAGGAGGGTGATGTTTGCTCTTAACCTTACAAAACCAGAAGCCGAGGCCGCCGCTGAGACTTTCTTTAAGATGCCTTCTAACGAACAAGCCTCTTACCTTGACGACCTTGACGCATTAGAAGCCAGCCAACAAAGAGAAGAAGCCTTTGATGACTTTAATAAATTCGCCCACGCCATGTGGCCGGGGTTCATTGATGGCCGCCACCATAAGGTAATGGCTAAAAAGTTCGAAGAGATCGCTACGGGGAAGATAAAAAGGCTGATCATCAATATGCCACCACGGCATACGAAGTCTGAGTTTGCCAGTTATATGCTGCCGGCTTGGTTTCTGGGACGGGATCCCAGTAAGAAAATCATTCAGTGCTCGAATACGGCGGAGTTAGCGGTTGGCTTTGGCCGTAAGGTTCGTAACTTAGTAGCCAGTGAGCCGTTCTCTAAAATATTCCCCAATGTTAATTTGCGGTCTGACAGCAAAGCGGCTGGCCGTTGGTCTACAAATAAAAACGGAGAGTATTTCGCTATCGGGGTAGGCGGTACAGTGACGGGTAAAGGTGCTGACCTACTGATCATTGATGATCCCCATTCCGAACAAGAAGCCGCCTTGGCCGCTGGAGATCCTACTGTCTTTGATAAAGTTTATGAGTGGTACACCTCTGGGCCTCGCCAGCGTCTCCAGCCTGGTGGGGCGATCATTGTCGTGATGACGCGCTGGGCTAAGAGAGATCTGACTGGCCGGATCTTGCAGTCTGCGATTGATAAGGACGGGAACGATGATTGGGAGGTAATTGACTTCCCTGCGATCCTTCCCTCTGGAAACCCCCTATGGCCAGAGTTCTGGAGCCTAGAGGAGCTCCACGCCCTACAGTCTGAACTGCCTGCGGCTAAGTGGAACGCCCAGTATCAGCAGAGCCCGACCTCGGAGCAAGGCGCGATTGTTAAACGGGAGTGGTGGAAAGAGTGGACAGACGAAGACCCACCTAAGTGTGAGTTTGTGATCCAGTCTTGGGATACGGCGTTTACAAAGAACGAACGGTCTGACTATTCCGCCTGTACGACTTGGGGGGTTTTCTATTTAAACGAGAACCAGAATGACGCGAATATTATTCTGCTAGATGCGTTTAAAAAGCGGATGGAATTCCCAGAGTTAAAAGAGAAAGCCTTTAACCACTATAAAGAGTGGGAGCCAGATGCGTTTATCGTTGAGGCCAAGGCGTCAGGAGCGCCATTGATTTATGAGCTTCGGGCGATGGGGATACCTGTTCAAGAGTTTACGCCGTCTAGAGGTAATGATAAGATGGTGAGGATCAATTCTGTATCTGATTTGTTTGCCAGCGGTAAGGTTTGGGCGCCAGCTACGCGCTGGGCTGATGAGTTAATGGAAGAAATGGCTGCGTTCCCAAACTCAGACCACGATGACTTAGTTGACTCTTCTACGCAGGCTCTGATAAGGTTCAGAAAAGGCGGGTTTATACGCTTGCAGACAGACGAAGAGGACGAAGTTCGCTCGTTTAGACGCAAAGTTTCTTACTACTAAGGATACATATGTCCATTGAAAAATCACTTTACGCCGCACCAGAGGGTTTAGAAGCCCTAATGCCTGATACCGAAGAGGACGGC